ACCAGATACAGTAGGAGAAGGAAAGTTTTCAGCCCTTACGGACAGGAAGATTTCCATGAACACTGCTCAGAAGTATGGGGTTAAATGTGTACATGACTTACAAGGTAATGTCGTTAAACATTTTTATCCTTACTACAATGGGCATGAGTTGTCAGCTACTAAGATTAGAAACTGTAAGGACAAAGACTTCTTTGTATCTGGTAGTTATAATGATACAGGTTTGTTTGGTCAACAACTTTTCAAAGGCGGTAAATATGTCACCGTCACTGAAGGGGAGTGTGATGCTATGGCTACTTATGAACTGCTTGGTTCTAAGTGGGCTGTAGTATCTATTAAGCGTGGAGCAAATGGTGCAGTCAGAGATATCAAGGAAAGCTTAGAGTTCTTTGATGACTTTGAAAATGTTATCATTGCTTTTGATAAAGATAAGGCAGGACAAGAAGCTAGTGTAAAAGTTGCTAGACTTTTCAAACCGGGAAAAGCTCGTATCGTGACTTTACCTAACGGTTGGAAAGACCCTAACGATATGCTAAGAAACAACAAGCATAAAGAGTTTGTTGAAGCTTGGTGGGCTAGTAAAGTTTATACACCTTCTGGTGTTATAAATGTTTCTGAACAACGTGAGAAGTTTCATAATCGTGAGAAGAAACAAAGCGTACCTTATCCTTATGAAGGACTTAACAAGAAGTTGTATGGTCTTAGAGCAGGAGAACTGGTCACACTTACAGGTGGTACTGGTCTTGGTAAGTCAAGTGTGACAAGAGAACTTGAACATCATCTTATTAAGAACACTACAGATAACGTAGGTATCATAGCACTAGAAGAAGATTGGAGAAGAACCATTGATGGTATCTTATCTATTGAAGCTAATGCTAGGCTATACGTTGACCAAGAACGTGAGAAGTTTTCTAAAGAAGAACTAGATAAGATGTTTGATATACTTTATGATGGACAGAACAAGAATAGAGTATGGGTTCATTCACACTTTGGTACGAATGACATTGATGATATCTTTACTAAGCTTCGCTTTATGATTATAGGTTGCGACTGTAAGTGGGTGGTCGTTGACCATTTACATATGTTAGTCAGTGCTGTACATGAAGGAGATGAAAGAAGAGCTATTGATTCTATTATGACTAGACTTAGAAGTTTGGTAGAAGAGACAGGTGCAGGAATCATTTTGGTTTCACACTTACGTAGAGTTGATGGTAATAAAGGACATGAGAATGGTATAGAGGTTTCTCTATCTCATCTTAGAGGTTCTAATAGTATCGGACAACTTAGTGATTGTGTTATTGCACTAGAAAGAAATCAACAATCAGATGACCCTGAAGAAGCTAGGACTACAAGACTTCGTATACTTAAATCAAGGTATACTGGAGATGTAGGTATGGCATGTAGAGTTGTATATGATGGAGAAACTGGTAGACTATCTGAACTAACAGATGAGGACATAACCTTTGACAATAGTTTAGATGAGGCATTTTAATGGACTTAGTATTTGACATAGAAACAGATGACTTGAAAGCAACTCTGGTACACTGTATCGTTGCACAAGACATGGACACTGGAGAGATATATAAATATCCACCAGATAAATTGTCTGAAGGATATGAACTGTTGACTAAGGCAGATACTTTAATAGGACATAACATCATCGGATTTGATATACCTATGGTAGAGAAGTTCGGTGGTGTAGACTTGTCAAAGATACCAGTGATTGATACTCTTGTACTATCAAGACTATTTAATCCTAATAGAGAAGGTGGTCATAGCCTTGAGAAATGGGGATATAAATTAGGCTATCATAAGATAGAGTTCTCAGACTATCTTAATTATTCTAAAGAGATGATGGACTATTGTGTTAGAGATGTACAACTCAACGCTGTAGTATTAAAGAAACTAAGAGAGGAGAGTAAAGGATTCTCTAAACAATGTATATCTTTAGAACAAGGTGTAGCTAGGATAATGAAACAGCAAGAGGTAAATGGTTTTAAGTTTGATTTGGAATCAGCTTTGTTATTACTTGCTGAACTTAGAGAAAAGAAACAAGCCATTGAAGATGAAGTACACAATACATTTAAACCTAAATGGGTAGATGATAAGTTAGTTAATCCTTATATTAAAAAAGATGGAGACTTATCTAAGCGTGGACTTACAGATGATGAGTATCAAAGATGTTTAGATACAAATAACTTTGAACCTTTTATGAGACAAACACTACAAGAGTTTAATCTTGGTAGTCGTAAACAGATAGGAGAATATCTTATTGACTTTGGTTGGAAGCCTGAAAGGTTTACACCAACAGGTCAGCCTATAGTAGATGAGAAAACTCTATCAGCAATTACACATATACACGAAGCTAAACTTATAGCAGACTTCTTACTACTTCAAAAGCGTATAGCTCAAGTTGACTCTTGGGTTGAAGGAGTACAAGATGATGGTAGAGTACATGGCTTTGTAATACCTAACGGTGCTATCACAGGAAGAATGACACACAGGAATCCTAACATGGCACAAGTACCGGCAGTCTATAGTCCTTATGGTAAAGAATGTAGAGCATGTTGGACTGTTGAAGAAGGTAATGTTTTAATCGGAGTTGATGCTTCTGGTCTTGAGATTAGAATGTTAGCTCACTATATGAATGACGAGGAGTACACAAATGAAATTCTCAATGGAGACATACACACCGCTAATCAAAAACTTGCAAACCTTGAATCTAGAGATAAAGCAAAGACATTCATCTATGCACTTATGTACGGAGCAGGAGATGAAAAACTTGGTAGCGTGGTCGGAGGAAGTACAGCAGATGGTAAGAGAGCTAGACAATATTTCTTTGATAATAAGCCTACATTTAAGTCTCTTAGAGACAGGGTACAAAGAGCTTCAGCAAAAAATTACCTCAAAGGATTAGATGGTAGGAAGCTGTATGTTCGTAATCAACATTCAGCATTGAACACTTTACTACAAGGTGCAGGTGCTATCGTAATGAAACAAGCATTGGTTATGTTAGATGATGTGTTAAGATTAAATGCGATGGATTATAAATTCGTAGCTAATATACATGATGAGTGGCAGATAGAAGTACCAAAAGATAAAGCTGATTTTATAGGGAACTTTGCAGTAGATAGTATTGTAAAAGCAGGAACACATTTTAATCTTCGTTGTCCGTTGGATGGCGAATACAAGATAGGAGATAACTGGAGTGAAACCCATTAAACAACTTTCTCTTTTTAAAGAAATTGTTTTAGATATAAAAGATGATAATAATAAACTATGTACAAAATGCAACATAGTAAAACCTCTAGAATCTTTTCCTTGGAGAAGTGGAGAAAAAGTTTTTAGAAGAGAACACTGTAGACAATGTGTAAGAAAGTTAAGTCGAGAAAGAAAAATTTTAAAAGATAAATATGGTATGCCTTCTGATAACTATACATGTCCTTTATGCTTGGGAAATTCAAAAGAAGTAGCTAAAAGAGGAGGTAATCATGCAGGTTCTTGGGTAATAGACCATTCACATTCTAGTGGAGATTTTAGAGGATGGCTTTGTCATTTATGTAACAGAGCATTGGGATGTTTCAAAGACGATACGGATATACTTAAAAGAGCTATAAAATATTTAGAAGGAGGTTCTAATGAAACCAAATAAAGAAGATAGAAAGAAGTTTGACATTGACCTAGAGTACGGAGAGATAAGAGAAGATAAAATAAAAGACATGCTAACTGGTAAGAAGATAGAAGTTAAATCAGAGAAAGGTATGTGGATGAAGACAGGAAACATATGTATAGAGTATGAGTCTTGGAACAAACCATCAGGAATAAGAGCAACGGAATCAGACTATTGGTTTCATAACTTATGTGTAGGAGACAACGAGTTCTGTACTCTTGTATTTAAAACAGATGTACTTAGAACTATTGTTGATGACCTTGATAGTTTTAAAACTGTATGTGGTGGAGACCATAACGCTAGTAAAATGTTCTTAGTTAATCTTCAGAAATTATTCTCATCAGATGTCATCAAAGCATTTAAGGAAACTGAAGATGAAAAAAAATAAGAAAACACTTGACACTTTAGTAGAAGATATATATAATAAATTGTCGGCTTTAGGAAAAGGCGAACATCTTGACATAGATGAGGACACAATAGAGCAGTTTGGAGAGTCTATGAAACAGATTCTATACGACTGGTCACACCCTAGTCCACGAGGTAAACCTGCCTTACGTATGTCTAACATAGGCAAACAGCCTAGACAATTATGGTATGAGATGAACTCTGAATCTGATAATACAGAGGTCATATCTCCACCTACATTTATTAAGTTCTTATATGGACACTTACTTGAAGAGATAGTTTTATTTCTTGTTAAGTTATCTGGGCATGAAGTCACAAGTGAACAGAAAGAAATAAAAGTTTCTGGTATTAAAGGACACATGGACTGTGTTATTGATGGAGAGGTTGTTGATGTAAAGACTGCTTCTAGTTATGCCTTTAAGAAATTTAAAGATGGTACTCTAGCAGAGGATGACCCATTCGGATACATGGCTCAACTTGCAGGTTATGAATCAGCAGAAGGAACAAACAAAGGTGGCTTCCTTGCTCTTAACAAAGAGTCTGGAGAGTTAGCTATGTTTAAACCTGATAACTTTGATAAGCCTAATATCAAAAAGAAAATAACTGATATTAAAAAAGCTATTAAGTTAGCAACGCCGCCTGATAAATGTTATGATGATGAACCAGATGGTAAGTCCGGCAACATGAAACTTGCAAAGGGTTGTACTTGGTGTAGGTTTAAACATGAGTGTCATAAAGATGCTAACGATGGTAAAGGTTTAAGGGTGTTTAAATATTCAACAGGTTATAGATACTTAACTCAAGTACCTAAACCACCTAATGTTATAGAGGTCACACAGATATGAACGGTAGAAAAGCAAAAGCATTAAGACGTAAAGCTGAAGGATTACTTATTGATTGGATAAGGACTATGGTTCCTGAAGGAGAAGATACTAAAAAGATTAACAAGAAAAACTTACACGAGTTTCTACCAGAGCAAACACATATCTTTGCTAACAATAGATTTATGTTAAGTGCTTATAGTCTTAGATGGTTTTATAAAAAGGTAAAACAAAATCCTAACTTTCATTTAAAAGAGTTAGATGCCTAAAAGAGTACCAAGAAAACCAAGACCAAAGAAGGTTGGTGTACCTAAAGGGTATGACAGTTTATGGGAAGCAACTCTACATGAGACTGTACTACAAGAATGGAAACATCATTTGGATAATATTAATTATGTTGTTAAGCATAAATACGAGCCTGATTTTGTAAAGGTTATAGATGGTAAAACAATTTTACTAGAAGCTAAAGGTAGGTTCTGGGACTATGCAGAGTATAGTAAGTACATACATATACGAGAAGCTATACCTAATGATTATGAGTTAGTGTTTTTATTTCAGAAACCTTTCTCTCCAATGCCGGGTGCTAAGATGAGAAAAAACAAAACAAAAAGAACTCATGCTGAATGGGCAGAGACAAATAACTTTAGATGGTATAGTGAAGATACACTACCGGATGATTGGAGGAATGATGAACTATAAGTTTAACGAAGATAAAATATTAAATGAAAAAAAGCTTACGTAGGT